CGCGCAGGAACCGTTCTGGAGTCACCTCAGCCAGCAGCCGCCGCTGATTGCTGGTGCCGCTGTCCAGCAGCGCTTCCACTTCGTCCAGTGCCGTGGTTTCGCCGTTGCGATACTGGTTGCCGTAGATGCCCGACGGGGTAACGATGTCTGTGCCCGCTAAGAGCGCCCCGGCATCTGTCTCGATCTGTTGGATCTGGGCGGTGGTCTCCCATGCGCCCATCACCCGAAAAATTAGGCTGGCGCCGGTGGCCCGATCCACCCAGGCCGCCCCCGTCCACAGTTTGAGCGCTCCCCGCGGATAGCTCAGCGCTTCGTCCACATCAATCACATAGTAATTGCTCGGATCTGCGCTACCGCTACGACTGATCACAATCCAATAGGTGGTGCCATAGCTAATGGTGTTAGTGTTGCCAAAAACAAAGGCCGCCCATTCCTTGGCCGTGCTGAAAGCCGCCGCGGCCACGCTGACCTGCTCAATCACTGTGCCCGGCGCGCCGGCGCTGTCTGCGCACAACTGCACCACCACATTGTCACCAGGTGACCCCACGCGCTGCACACGCACCAGGATGCGCTCCACTGTCCAGCTCAGCATGGCCGCCAACGAAAAGGACTGGGCGATCTTCTGCCCATGCACGGCCAAGGTGACCGTAGAGGCCCCTGGGCGCTCGTGCACGCCGCTCACGCTGGTCTGCAAATAATTCCCGCGACTGATGGTAATGGAAGGGCCCGCCGCCTGTGTGCCAATCGTTGCAGGCTTTACCGTCAGGTGGTCAGGCGAAGCCGATTGCACCCGATAATAGCCGTCATGCCCGCCGGCACTGCCTGCCATTTGGATATTGTCACTCGTCTGCACAAAGCCAAAGCCATCATTGGGCGTGTCCATGATGTCATCAACAGGGTCTAGCGAGATCGTGGTGCTGGTGTAGCTCTGTGCCTCGCGGTTGTCTGCGTTCTGGATCAGCCTGATCCCGTTGTTGCTGGCTGACCCGCTGACGCTCACGTTGTGTCCGGCGGGGAATTTATTCAGGCGCCCGCCCACATCGTGGATCTTCCCGTCGTTCGTAAAACCAATGGTGTTGGCCGCGACGCCCTGGCCAAGTGGCTGGTCGGCGTTGCCCGACGCCGAATTTTCCTCTAGCCCGCTGAGCTGCGTGTAATATTGCCATGAGAGCGTAAACCAAAACCCGCGACAAAACAGCGTCCCCATTACCTCTGTACGCCCGCCCTGAAAGGAGCGCGTGCGCACGGGGTCTTTGCTGGCGGTCAACTGGCTGTCGCGGTAGGCGTTGGCCTGGCTCAGGTTCACCTCCGAAGCGGTCAACCTACGCTGCTTGGCGCCATAGCGCACAAAACTGTCTGTATCCGTAGCCCAGGCCGTCACCCCGTCCTCGGTCGCGCCATTAACCGTGGTGGAGTAGGCCACCGCGATCTGGTTGTACATGCCCTTAAGTGACCACCCTGATTGAAACATGCCAACGCTGACTTTTGCCTCTTCCACGAACCCGCGCCAGACAATTTGACCATGCCGGTTGCAGATCGTCGCCCGGTAGCCCAGCCAGCCGCGCAGCGCCTTGAGGGCGATGGCCGTGCCGCGTACCGCAATCTCTGCCTGCTCAAAGCCGCCCACCGCCGCGCCGCTGTAGCGCAGTGGTAGCAGATCCAAATCCGCTGGCATGACAAAATCGTTGCCGCTCTGATCCTGTAGAATCACATAAAATTCGGCCATAGGTTAGATGGTCAATCGCCGCGGTCGATACCATGCGGCCACAGAAAAGGTGCTGGTAATCGGTGCGCTGGCGCCGGTGTCATGCAAAATGTAGATGCGCTGGGTTAGCCCAGGCCAAACCATGAGCGGTGCCCCGCGGGGTGACAAAATGTAATGATGCACGCCGCCCTCCAACGAATAGACCTGATTCTCCAGGCCATCATCCACTATCGCATCGTTGTTGGCGATCTGGTTGCCCAGCATGGCAATGTGGCGATAGGCGTCTGTAGGCGTAATCTGGATAAAATCTAGGTTCACCGTGGCGCTGGCCAGCGTGCTGCGCATGGCCAATGCCAGCACATGCGCCGCGCCCAGGGGATCGTACCCGCCTGGCGGCAAGGGCAGCACGCCCAGATCTACCAGGTCGGTTTGCGTGGCGGGCAGCGTTATCTCTTCGTCAGCATCCAGTGTAATGGCGCCGGTGTTGTCCATGATCACCGGCTTCACCTTGATCGCCGTGGTGCCTGTGGTATAGCCATTGAAGCGCGCCAACAGGCGAAAGCGCCGCCCCATTGTATCCTGCAACAGGGCAGAGGAGAGCGTCCATTTGAAATAATCCGTCCCCCCCGCCGCAAAGGTGCGGGTGACATGGCCGTTGTTGCTGCAACTGGTCTGCCCAGTGACCGCCGTGCCCCATCCGCTGTAGATTGACGATTCGCCCTCCTGAAAGTGCGTAAAATTCGCCGGGTCGTTGAAGGCGTTGACCGCCATGTAAATGTTGCGGTAACTTTTGGCGCTGCCGCTGTTGTTGAGCAGGCTGATCTTGATCGGCGCCGGCAGCGTGCCCGTCACCTGAGAGGAGGCAATCTGCACATAGTTGCCTTCGCTGGCATCGTTCTGGTTGTGGATGGTCTTGCCACCCGTGGCCGGGGTGCCACTGGCCTTGCTGGAGAGTTGCAGCTCCGTGGCGGTCACCGCCTCCCAGTAATAGCGCCGGGTGATGTGGATGCGCACGGGCAAATGCTTGTTGCCCCAAATGGCCATGCCGCCCGTAATAATTTCTAACCGTCCGTCCAGGATCTCCGAACGATAAAGCGTGCTGTCGCCGTCCACCTGGTAGTACAGATAGACTTTGTTGCCCGCCCGCAGCATTTGGCGCAGCTTGGCCGAGTAGAGCGCCTTCTCAATGGCCCCCAAATTGCTCTGTACCGCGGTCGTACTCGCGCCCAACACCGACGCCTCGATAGTCTCGGTGGGGTTCTCATACAGGGGCATATCGATCTCGCCCCCGTCTGTCAAGCCCACCCGGCTTTGGCTGCGCTTCTCTGGCGATTGCGGGGTATATTCGGTCAGCATGTAGGCTGTGTTGCCGGACAACACGGCCACCGCTGAGCCGCCCTCGTTGATCTCTAAATAATGCGCCATGCCTACCGCCGCCTTTGCACAATGTCAGCCACCTGATAGGCCAGTTGATTCACGTCCAGCCCATTGTTGATCGTGGCGTGGATATGCACCGTCACGCCGCCCGCCCCAGCCATCTGCATAGATTCATTGTTATTGAAAATGCGCGTGCCACGCGGCGCCATGATCAGCTCTGGCCCCCGCTCGCCTACCCAGGTCAACCCGCCACGAAAGGAGGTGGTGCCCGCTGCGTTATGGTCGGGCGGCGGCGCAGCCACGCCAGCCCAAGAGAGCAGCGTCGCCACCCAAGACGGCATAGACGGCGACCAATCGAGCAGCCCATTCAGCCAGTCCGGAGCGCTGATGCTGGGCCACCAGGTTGACGCCAATTTGGGCACGTCCGGCCACCAGGTTGTAGCCAACTTATCAACGTCCGGCCACCAGGTAGACGCCATCTCCGGGATCGCTGGCCACCATTCTGTATTTAGCGCAGGAACGGAGGGAAACACCCATTTGGCACTCAATTCGCTTAGCCACAACGTTGGATCTTTGCCCAAAATCGTGAGGCTGGTCAGGTTGCCTGCTGCGTCGTAGGTGTTTGTCCACAGTCCCCACAGGATGCTCTTTTCGCCTACTTTTGCGTAAACGTCATAGGTGTTTGTCCATGCACCCCATAAAATATCTGTCTGGCCGATCTTCGCCAGGGCGTCATAGCTGTGCGACCACGCGCCCCAGAGCACGCCGGTTTGGCTGATTTTGGTCGTCGCTGCGTACTCATTCGTGTATGCGCCCCAGGCCACGCTTGTGACCGTAGATCCCGCGTCGAAAACATGATAGTACACTCCCCAGAGCACTGAAGAGATGCTGGTCGTGGCGCTGTATTCGTGCGTGTAGATGCCCCAAAATACATTCGTGATCCCCGTGTTGGACTTGTAGTCGTAGGCGAAGTTAAAGCCATCCTCATTCCAATGCACCTCAGTGATGCCACTCTCGGCACTGTAGGTGAAACCAGCGTCCGTGCTAGGGTCTTGCGTCCAGTTAACCTTGGTTACCTGGGATTGGGTGTCGTAGGTGAAGCTGGCTCCACTTTTCTCTATGCCGCCCGTCCAGTCGATACCGATGATCTGCGCTTTCGCTGGGACGATCATTTGATTGTCGGCGCCAAAAATAGCGTCAGTACCCTTGACGGTCGCTTGCCCCCCAGTCAAATCAGCAATGACCTTGGTGACTGTGCCAACCACGTCACCGGTTTTACTGTATTCGCTATTAAATTTTGAGACAGCCGATTCTGCGCTTTGCAGCTTTTCGTCCAGGTACTTGCCGATCACGTCGCCGAGTTTACGAATGCCCTCCTGCGTTTTCTCATCTGTGAGTAGCCCCACAAAGGTGGCCAGGCGCGGTTGGATTGCCTCGAAGGTGCTGGAAAAAAACTCTCGCAACCCTATGTTCTTTAGATCGCCCAACGAATTAAGCAACCCCTGCCAAGTTTCCGATTGGCGTTGCGCTGCGCCGCCAAAATCCCGATCCAGGCTGGTGGTAATGGCCTGAATCGCCTTGTCTGCCGGGATCAGCCCTTGCTCGACCATTTTTTGCAACTGCTGGGTGGTTACGCCGAAGGCACTGGCCAAAATCTCACGCACCGGGATGCCCGCCACCGACAATTGATTCATGTCTTGTGTGGTGACCTTGCCCAGCGTGCGCATTTGGCCCAACACTAACATGACCTGGCCAATCTTGTCGCCAGACGCCCCAGTCGCCGAGGCAAAATCGACCATCGTTTCGGTCAGCTTTTTGGCCTGATCAATGTTGTAGCCAAACGTAAGCGCCAATTGGAAGCTTTGCGCTACGTCCTCCTGGCCGAAGGGCGACTGAATGGCAAGCTTTTGTATCCATTTGAGCAACTCTTTGGCTTGCGGCCCCGCCTGCTTCATTGCTTCCTGCATGGACATTTGGCCCTCGACCACCCGCTTGGTGACGGCCACCATTTTGCCCTCTTTGCCCTGGAGCCTGTCGATTTCCGACCCCATCGCCGCCAGTTCGCGCTTGTTCTCTTCGATGCGAATACGGCGCAACTCCAATTCGGCAGCACTGTCGCGTCCGCTGGCGGTCGCTTCGTTTAGGTGCTCTTCCTGAACGGTGATTTCGGCGCTGAGCTTGCGGTACTCCAGTTGTAGTTCGTTGAGTTTTTCTTTCTCCTTGTCAGAGAGGTGCAACACCGCCGTGCCAGTTTGCACGTATTTTTCAGTCCCGCTAGATGCAATCAACTGGCGCGCTACCAACGCCTCTAGCGACATCGATAAGCGCTCATAGTTGGCATAGGATTCGAGCGCCTGACTACCCAGGCTGACAATGCCACTGGTGACGCTCTGGATGCCCTTGATGATCATCCCACCGGCGAGCACGCCGCCTAGCCCAGCGAACGCTCCGCGCAGGCTGGACAGAGACGATCCCGTATCGCGCATTTCGCTCGATACGCTACGCCCAGACTGCTCCAACTGGCGCAAATCACTTCGTATCGAGCGCAGCGCGTAGCTGGTTTGGTTTTTGGCGGTAATAACAAAGCCTAGCTCTATCGTCATTTGGCTTTCCTGCTGCGGGCCTTGGCGTCTTCCCGTCGCTGTCGCTCGCGCACCCAATGCCTCTCTGCGCTGATATGCTCGCGCAGGACGGCGAGAAGATCGTCAGGTGTCGCCATGAGAGCGTCCCATGTCCAGTGCATTTCTCGCATTATGGCGATTTCCCAGTCATAGGGCGTGCGCACGCCGGCATTGGCCTCGTGCATAATGGCATATTCATACGCACGCCCTATGGCTTTTTTACTTCTTCCGTGACAGTCTGCTCAACGAATTTAACCCACTCTTCTGCGATCTGGTTGTACACCTCTTCAGGCAACGCCTTGATGTTTTCTGGGGTAGGCGATCTGCCTGCAAATCCCGGCCCCTCCCAGGCAATCACACCCATTGCTAGTTGCTCTAGGCGAAATTTTGGCATATCCAAATACAGCTCACGCGCCGCGGCGTCGGCCTTCATGGCAGCGCTGGCTGCCTTTTGCTTTTGCTCCGCTGTGGGCTTGCGCAGGGTGACCTGATGTTGGTCATCTACAATCGCCACAGTTTTGGTTTGTAACTCAAAAAAACTCAAAACCCCCTCCTTACGGCACTGCCGAAAGCGTATTGATCACCGTCGTCGTAAACGACAGGCTATCCGCTGCGCTGGCCACTGCATGGCCTTCCAGCGTGACGGTGGTGTTGCCGTCGTTGTTGTCATAGTTGCCAATGGCGTCATATTTGGCCGCCATGTCGATCTGGAAACTCTTGGAGCCGCTGCCTAGCGATTTCAGGCGGATTAACCGCGTGCCGCCCGCCGCATAGATGGCCCGTTCTGAGGCCACCAGGCCCACCGTATCCTCTAGCTCTACCGTCAACGAGAAGGTAACCTCTGGTTGCGTCCATTTGTACGCCTGAAAGTAGAGCTGACCATTGGCCACCGGCACCACAATCAGCCCGGTCTTGACCTTGACGTTGGCCTCCACCAGCACGCCCGCCTTGAGCGTGGTTCCGATGGTGCCGCCAGACGCATCCAAATAGAGCTGCGTTTGTTGAAGAGCACCTCTTCGACCGTAGGCACCGAGAGCGCAGCGGTGAACGATGTTTGGGTCAATTGCCGCCCCAACCAGTTGGATTGCGCCATCCACGCTTCGCCGTATTTGCCGCTGAACTCAAACTCCTCAACAAAGCTGTACTCCATTTTCTGGACATCGCCCGTGATCGTAGCGCTGCCCCCTTCAATGGTGTAGGTTTTGACTGTGTTGACGCTGGTGCCCGTGTAGGGGTAGTTGTAGGTATAGGTATAGGGGTTGGTGCCCGTCGGCGTAGCAGTTTTGACGCCGCCCTCCAGGATGTGCAGCACCTGCTCAAACGTGAGCGGCGCCGCAGGCATCCCCCACTTGGCCAGCAGCTTGCCGTCGTAGGTGCGCTCGGCCTGCATAAAGCTGCCGATCTGCTCCTCTACCGTCTTGCGATCTCGCCCATCCTCCAGCATGGCGAAGGGGCCACGCCAAATCGTGGTGGCCGCCACCGCCGTGCCTGGCGTGGACTCTCTGCCCAGTTGAATCTTATTATTACTAAATGGTCCGTAGGCCATCACTCACCGTCCTTTGCGGGCACGCCTTTGCGCGCCTGCTCTTTTACTTTCTCGTAGCAGGGCGAAGGGGTTTGCACGTTAGCATCAAGCATCTCTCGCCAATCCGGGTGCTCCTCCAGATCGGCGAAAGTGATGTCTCGCGCCGGCAGGCCCACCACAAACGCCCCATCGCCGATATATTTGTAAATCATGTTTCGTTTACCTTTACTTGCGCCAAAAACCGCACGCCAAAATGCATCTGATCATTGTAGGGCAGCGGCAACGCCTGATAACGCAGTGGCCACACGAAGTGGGAAATAGACCCATTGAGGGTCTGGTTGGCCCGAAGCACGCTGCGTACCAGATCCGGCCAAACCTTGGCCTTGTCGATGGCGAGCGCCATGATCTGGCGTGCCTGGTAGATCTCCACCACCAGCGTGTGCAGGCTATACCCGCCCGCCGCGCTGTCGTACATTTCGCCCTCTCTGATGTAGGTTATGGCACACGGGAATTCGCTGATTGATTCCGGTGGATCGGCATAAACTCGCACCAATCCGGGCACCGTAGCGATTACACTGTTTAGGCCATCAATGGCCGCTTGCACGCTCATAGCATTTTCCCATACGCCCGGAAGGGCGCCAACATCATCGTCACCTGCTTGGGGATGGGGTCACTGTAGACCAGTTGTCCCAAATCCAGGTTGACCGTGGCGTCCTGCAACGCCGCCTGGTAACGCTTGAACAGCCACCCACTCAGCATGATCGCCGCTTCCTGCACCGGCTTGGGCCGGGTCAGACTCCAACCGAATTTGCCCGTCACCGCAATTTCGCCATCAATGCCAAATTGCCAGGCGTACCCAGAGAGCAGGCGAATACTCCAGTAAGGGCTGGCGTTGCGTGGGTGCAGCCGGTAGGCCGCCCCCGACAGCGTTACCCCATCCCCATTGACCAGCGTCGTCACACTGACAATCGGCTGATCCAACTTGAGGGTAGCCTCATAGGACAGGGCAGACGGGTCGTAGTAGCGGGTCGTGTCTGCCGCCACCGCAAAGGCCCCCTGGGGCAACATGCAATGGGCGTCGATCCAATCGCTCGCCACATTGGCCAGTTGCCCCAGCATCCCGTCGTAGGTGGCGCTGTTGATGTCGAGCCGCTGCTTGATTTCGCTCTCTGTGCAGTAAGCCATGCTCAGCTCCGATGTTTGATTTACGATTTACGAAGTTGCTTCGTAAATCGTAAATCGTCATTCGTTAGACCAGCACGTTGTAGCTAATGGCCGAGGCTTCGGTGTCGCGATACTGCAACCCGACGCGCATCAGCGCCACCACATCGTAGCTATCCGACTCGGCCCGGCGAACCAGTTCCATCGTCATGCGTCGCCCATAGCCAAAGGCCCACTGATCCCAGCGCACCGACAGGATCGAGCCTAGGGTGTTGTTGGCATCAGTGGCGGTGTCGATTTTGCCTGCGGCGTTGACTTTGCGGGCTGCCTGTTTGTAGTGCATGAAGTGGCTGGTGTTGACCGTGTAGCCCCAGATAGCCCGCAGGAAGCCATTTTCGAGCGTGGCGTTCTGGAACAAATCACGAGTTTTGACGCTGGCCAGGGTCAAGATCTTCCATTGCACGTTGCCGTCAATGACGAAACTTGTCTTATTGGCATCCGCCCCGTTCAGGCCCGCCGTGCCCATCAATTTGAGGGTCTCCAGAAAGTCGGTGTCGGCGATAGCGCCGGAAGCGCTGCGACTGTTGGCGGTGTTGGTCACCAGCGCCAGCTTGCGGAAGCCATCAAAGAGCGTGTAGACCGCACCGGCGGGCGGCACCTGGGCCGCGCCAATGGCGTTGATGTTGGTGTTGGCGGTCAAGGTTGTATCGCCATCGATAATGGCGTGCTCTAGCTGTTCCGCTGCACCGGTCTCTAGCTTGCCGCGCAGGTAGGAAGCCCAGGGAATGATGCTATCTTCGTCCAACTCACCGCTATACAGTGCCCGCCCGCCGATTTTGGCCACTGGTAACGTGCGCGAAGCGGTGCCAACTTTGCTGGTGGTCACCGTAGCGTTGGGAATACCGGTGGTGGCGTTGGTGTCCGTGGTTTGGCCAACTGCGTAGAAGGTCGGGTCGGCGCCTTCCACGGGCAGGATCACCGCTTCAGCCCCGCGCGGGATGTCCACCCGCAACGCCATGCTTTCCAGTTTGGGCACCACGAACGTACCAGCTCGCACCGCTTCCCATAGACGGTTGCTGTAGACAATCGAAACAAACTCATCGCCAAAGCCCGCCTGGGTCGAATAGTTTAACTCATTGGCCTTGATGGCGTCCTGGGTATTGTTCAGATCCAGCCCATAGGCTTTGGCAAACTGGCGCCCCGCTTCACTGTGTGGCGATTTTTCGTCAGCCACTTTGATCAGCATGGCTTTCATGGCGTTCTGGGTTGGCCCGTTGCCCCGTCCGGTCAACTTGCCCGACTGCAACATCTGGATGGTATAGGCCATGTCGGCGGCGTCCAGGTTGTCGTATTTGCGCAGCTCAGCGAACTTCATCGCGTAGGGCGCCACGCCGCCATCGGAGGGCAGCCGATTGTTAGCGGCCTGCTCTTTTTCCCAGGCGGCTTTGGCCGCGGCCACGGCATCGTTGACGGCTTTGCCTTGGGCTGCCTTGGTGGCGGCCTCCTCTTCTAGTTTCTTGCGTTCAGCGGCCACCGTATCGGCCACCAGCTTGGCAATCTCTTCGGGTGTCATTGCGACATCTCCTTTTGTTTTAGACTGTTTGTTTGTTTGCGTGCCATCCGCCGCATTCGCCTTGGCCGCCCCGTCAGGCCCGCCCTCTACGTTTGCCTCTGGCTCTGGCTCTATGTCAGCAGGCAGGGAGATCCCCGCCTGGCTATACATCATTTTCATTACCGGCAGCGCCACCGCATAGCGGTTGGCCGGTTGTTTGCCGTTGGCTGTATCAAAGATGCTCAGCTCTGCCACCGGCCATTCCAAAATCTTCCCATCCCTGGCCTTGCGCACCAGGTGCCCCACCGACCCGCTAGAGGCGTAGGCCGCCCCCTGCTTGGCCGCCTCCCAGACCCGCTTGGCGTATTCGCTGGCCTTGTCGAGTACCACGCGAAACCACACGCCGTCGCTGCGCACCTCCCGGCTGACGGCTTTGCCGATATAGGCCGGGCTGCCACTGGGCTGGCCTTTCTGCTCGTAGCCGTGGTAGTACACAGCCGGGGGCAGGGCGAATTTATCCGCATGGAATTTGGTGTCGGCGGCAAAATATTCGCCGTCGGCGTCGCGGTTGTCCGGGCCACCGTAAGGCACGCCCAATACATCTAGCTCCCAATCCCCGACAGCCTTGACTGCGTAAAGCATGTTACCCCCTCAGTGCTCCCTGTATCGCCCGCTCAAAGTCAGCCACAATCTCAGCCCGGTGGCGATTGAGCACGTCCTCATCGGTCTGCCACACCCCCCGGTGCATCCATGCTTGGCGCTGTGCGCTCTGCACGTATGGCCCATAGGATGCGTTGTTGCCTACCCACCCATCGATCCCGCCGCCAACGGTGCTAATGCGCCGTGTCCAGCGTCGTCCTAGTTCGCCCGTGCGCCTGTTTTTTGCCCCCGACCGCTGCCGCGGGTACTTGGCCATGTCCGCCTGCAAGCGCAATGTCGCTCGCTCCATCGGCGGGCGTAGATGCGCCACGCCGTCGGCGTCATCCAAGATATCGTTCAACGCCTCTTGGCCTTCAAGCCTTACATCAATCATTTGCTATCCCTCGGTGGCTGAGCTTGTCGAAACCACCGGAACAATCCAACATCGACAGCGCACATGGAAGGGCGGAAAGCCCAGCGTCGGCTCGCCCTTCTCCAGGTCAAATTGCTTACCTTGCAGTGGCCCACAGATCGGGCACACCCGCTCATCATTAGAGGTTTGAACCTCAATTTTGTTCACCACGCCCGATTCACGAAACGCAATGCGGTTGCCCTCAGCATAGGCCCGTGTAATCTCCGTCACGGCGATCATCTCGGCCCGTTGCATACTGAAGACCGTGGCCGTTAGCCGCTCGATTAGTTGCTTGCGGGTCAGGGCGTTGGACACCCACTCGCCAATCTCTTGCCGGATCTGGCGCTCGCTGGTTTGCGCCAGCGCTAGGGTGATGCTGTCCACATAGCCACCATCTGTGTTGTAGGCGCCAAATCCGCCGCCCGTCGTACCCAACACCCATCGCTGCACCGCCTCATTGATCAGATCCCAATCTACGCCGTTGGCCGCCACGATTTCGGCCTTTACGCCCAGCGCCGCGTTAATCTGCGTACCGCCCGTCTGCCCGCCCAAATGTGCCCCGTCCAGCAGCATGGCCACCAGGGCATCACGCAGTAGCGCTTCATTTTGCTTGTAGCGCTCCACGGCCAAATCTGGCGTCAGGTTGCTCTCATCAGCGCCCGCCGGAACAATCAACCGCAATAGCTTGCCAAACGCCTGGTCGATCTTGTCGGCATGGTAACGTTCCAACTCGCTGCGCTTCTGATCATCCCCGGCATCATGGGTAGCCTTGCCAGTCCAGTCGAAAGGGATATCCTCACTGCCACTGGCATCCTCCCCTTGGGCGATCAACGCTTTTTCAGCGCTACTCAGAATGTCGCTTTTGAATTGCGTCACGTCCGGGTTGGCCCGTCGTTTGAGCCACTTGCGCAAGCGCTTGATCTCGGTGGCCTTCGCTTGGCCCGCTGGCGTGCTGTCATCCGGCCGATCCGGCGGCTGCATATCGACATGATCGGGCAACGCTGGCGGTTGGGCTGGTGTCGGCGCTGGCTCCGGCTGGGCCGGGGTAGGCTCTGCATTGGTCAGCCCCTTGCCGACTTCACCGATCAGCAAATTGCCCCGCTCATCCCCCAGCGGATCTGCCTGGTAGAACTTCGCCCGCACCTCATCGACGGTATGCACCCGCTCAAAGGCCGCCTGCTCGGAAAGTAGCAGTTGGCGGTCAGTCACCCGGATGTCATCAAATTGCGCCACCAGGTTGTCACCGTAGGCCGGCAGCAGGTCGTTGGTGATCTTCTCGGCCACGCTGGTCAGTTGCGGCCAGACCGCCAGCTCCACAAAGGTGCCTTTGCCGGTGGTGGCGTTGGCTTCCGTGGCGTTGACCGCCAGCACCGAAGAGAGGCCAGGAGCGTAGAGGCTGAAGATCTCCTCTTTGTTGAAGGTGCGCCCGGCCAGAAATTCCATGTCCTTTTGGCTCATGGCCATGTTAAGCCAGCTCACCCCACCCTTGCCCACGTTGCGCAGCATCATCAGGCTGCGCTTGGTGCCGCCATGCTGGTCGCGAATATCGCTTTTCATGCGCCCCCATGACGCATCGTCAATCGGGTCAGCGTAGGCCAGCGCGCCGGCGGGTTTGGCGTTATCTTTGGCGAAATAGTTGGTATTCCAGCGCTGCATAGCCAGATCGCCTTTAGTGGTCATCTCTAGCGCCTCCAGCGGCGACAAGCCCTGCCAGCGACTCAGCGGATGAAAGCGCCGAAAATGCACCACCTCCCAGGGTTCCAGAGCGATCTCTCGCCCAAAGCCCGCATCGTACACATAGCCACGCAGGTACATGCGCCCATCAGGGACGGGGCGGACCTTGTGCGGTGGCAGCAGCCACAGTTCGGCCGGTGGGCGGTCTTCGCTGGTGCGGTTGAGCCACCAATACGCATTGCCCGTAATCAGCTTATAGGCGAAGGTGGCCTCCATGAACTCATAGCGACTGTCCAGCGGGTTGGGCCGTTTGAGCAACAATTCCAGCGGGTGGTTTTGCACAGCGCTGGCCTCTTCGCCATGGAGCTGCTGGACGCCTAGCGCCGTGGTGGCTGCCATTTGCGCCACCGCCGCCACGGCAATCTGTACCCAGGAGAGTTTCTGGTATAACTCCGCCTGACTTTCCGGCAATCCGCCATCAAGCGGGATCTCCCAGCGCTCGGCCTCTGCCGACGCCGTAAGCCACGCCGGCGGATTGGCAATGGTGGCGGTTTTGGCATAGCCGAACCAGCCGACAACACGATCAAGTAATCTCATGCGAAGTCCACCAAATCACCTATCGGCTGCTGCGCCTCATACGCTGCATCCAGGCACAACATATCAGCAATCATCAAATCGTCATGCCCTTCGCTCTCTGGCACATAGACCTTTACCTTTTTTCCGGGCTTGGCCTCCAACTTAGCATGGCCGCGCTGCCACCAAATGTGGCGATGAGGGTCATGGGTGTTCGGCGCATCCTGGTGCGCCACCTCCACCGCATCGAAGCCCGGTTGATAATCCAGCAAGCGCGAGCCGTTCACGGCGGCAATGTAACGAAAGGCTAGCCGTGTGTGAGATACCAGGGCCCCATCAAAAACAACCGCGTGAACCCGTTCGGTGGCCCCCTTGTTGAGGGCAGCGGCCAAAAATGCCGTGGATGTGGCGCCAATGCCAGTGCCATCACAATGCACACGATTCACTCGCCACTTCTCCCATAAAATTTGGTACAAGGTCGTGTGCAGGCTCTCTGGTCGCACATTAACCCACTCGTAACGATCTAGTATCCTGAGCACTGGCTCCGCTACGCCATCAGCAACATTAATCCAATCCACTCGCCCAATGCTCAGCGCCACGCTATCCCGCTCGCTACCCGTAGACAAGCCGATCATCTCGCCTGCGCTTTCGTCGGCGCCGGCAAAGTCCAGTCCAGCGACGATCTGCGCCTCGCCACTACGCGCTTCGCTGCGAGCGTGCGATCCCACCATCAACCGAAGCTTCTGATCGTTCAGCAAGCGCCCCATGCGCGGCAATGGCTCTAAAAAATATTGCGTCTTGATTAGTGGGTGGTCACGCCCTTTGCGACGGATCTCACTGTCCACAAAATCGCCATAAGCCGGGTTGGCTTCTGCAACGGTTTCCGGCAAAATACGAAAACAGCGCCCTGCTGATCTTCCCTCGCTCACCTCCTGCTTAAATGATTCCAGCAGCGTATCATCCGTCCAGGTTGTGCCGTAAGCCACGACCGGCGCCGCCGTGCTGGCGCGCATTGGGCTAAAGTCTTTTTCAAACTTTGCCTTATCTACGTCCTGCGCTTCGTCCACTTCCATCAAGAGCGACGCAGTTGCGCCAACCACGCTTGCCTCCGGCCCGGCGCTCAAAAAAGAGATCGAAGCCCGCCCGCAACTGTAAATGTAACCCATCGTGGGCTTAAAGCGCAGGAAGGGCAGCCGCCTAGCCGCCATGCCTGAGCGTGCGTCAAAACGCAATTTACTATTGACGATCTGCGGTTTCCAGGTGGGAGCGCATTTCACAATATCCCCGCCCAGTTTGCCGTGCCTGGCCAGAATCGCCACCTCTAGTTGGGCGCTGGTTTCATTTTTTCCGCTTTGCCTGGGCATCTCCACGACAATGATTTCGTTGCGCCGCTCAGCAACCAGTCGTAATACATAATCCGCCCACTCACTTTGGTAGGGATAGAGCGGCAAGCCCACCATATCCCGACTAAACAGACCCATGCTTTGTTGGTAGTTGGAAAAGGCGCTAGCCCTGCTCATCGTTGTATCGAAGCACGTAGCAATCGAAATAGGCGATCACTTTTTCCAACTCGTGAATGACGAAAATCAACCGCCTACCCGTTTCGGTGGCGCCATCGGGCTTGCAGCCTTTTAACTGATTCAAAGCCCGCTCCAATGCAAGCGCCGCAAGCTCTTTGCCGTCAAAATCTGGCTCAATCTCTGATTCGTTCTCGCCTGTCTGATCCATGCGTTATCCCTCTGCCGCCTTCCACCAATCATCCTCTGCGCTGTCGCCAACCTGCTCGGCTGGCGAGCTTGTCGAGCCATAGTCCAGCACGATCTTGCCCGCTGTGGCCCGCAGCTTGTCTTCTCCCAACGTCGCCACCTGCACCAGGGCATCAACCACCCCAGGGGCGGCCAATCTGGCCCTGCGCTTGGCGCTCTGGAGCGCTGCCAACTCCTCACGGGTCTGCACCTGCAACGCCAGGCGCACCGCTTCCGCCAGCGCGTCCTGAAACTCCTTGTCGTGGCCCCACCCCGGCCTGGTCAACCAACGACCGGTCGCTTCGTCCATGCGCCCGCGGCGGTAGTAGTTGGTTTCACTACAGATGCGATTCTCGCCACGGAAGAGACTAGCCCACGGCTTATTGTCAATGTAAACGTGCTGCGTGATCAGGTCGATGGCCGCCCGCTGTTGGGGGCTAAGCGCCGCCAATCGCTGTGCTAATTCGTAGGTAGCGTATCCGGCTACACGGTCGGGCAATCGCTCAAAAGACACCTGATCAAACCCTGTTGAAAACCTGTTTTATTCCGGGCCTGGCGCCGTTAGGCGCCCAGCACTCCGGCTGTATTTCCTGCTGAATACACGAAATTACGACAACGACTCGTACACTGTCCACGAACCGATCACCGTGCGCGCCGTGACCGGCGCGGTGGCAAAGATGGCGGTAAACTGGACACTAAATACGCCCGGCTGGGCCACGTCCTGCGCATCGTAATGCCAGGCGAAGATCCCGCCCGCCGCGTCTGTAATCTCTAGCGCACCCACGATATCCCGCGTCTGTAGCGTTTGTTCGTTGCGAATGCGCCCGGTCAGCGTGGCGCCGGTCAACGGTTCGGGCGTCGTTCCGTCGCGCATCCAGGTAATCACCTGGATGGGGCGCGTGGCACCAGCCACCGCGCTCGCCAGCGTAAACACCGGCGCCGCCGCGCTCGGCTGAGCCGGGTTGCCGGTCAGCGTGCGCCAGGCGTATGTCCAGACTGCACCAGGCAGATCTGACAACTGGGCGTCTAAGTTTTCGCCCTCCTGCGGGTTAATCGAAAATCGCACAGCCCTGGTCGTTGGGTTGGCGCTGTCATACACGACCAGCGACCCCACGAGGCCATTCGGGATAGTCGCCCAATAGCTATAGCTGCGGTCGCCATGATCGATGAACCCACTGGTGACAGTGGCCCCAACCTGAGCACCAGCGCTGTTATATAGTTTGGCGTTAAGCGTTAGCCCCGCCATCGGGAATATGGCGACAAAATTCAGTTGATAGCTCATCTAATCCACATACACGCTATTAATCGTAAAGCCGCCCAGGAACAAGCCGCCGATGCTCTCAATGATTGCTCGCCTGGTAGGAGCATCAACGATGGCGCTATATCCATTGGCAATCAGCCAGTCATTTGCACGCTCATACTCAATAGGCATTGGCGCCTCGTCTAACTCAGGCCAACCCTCGGTCAATATCGCCAACTCTACAACCGCCCCGGATGGCGCAACCTGGCGCATGGTATCAAACCCCGCATCGGTGCCGCTGGCTAGCACCATGACCCACGCTCCACGCTGCCCGATATAGGCAAAGCCGCCGTGAAGCTCCTCGACCTGGTGTTCATTGCCGTCGTTGCCGACGACCGTAACGAATTCGCCGGTTGGCTGATCGGCTATGGCAGTCAAAGCACCGGCTGCGCTTGCGTGGATTATGGCGAAAATGTGTTGACGGATCATAGGTTCACGTACCGATTCAGTAGGTTGTACTCCCCGCCTGTGCCTTTAGCGTAGATACACAGATCGTCTAGTTGAATGCCGCCTGTGTCCGTGCTACGTAACCCGTGCAGCGTGGCAGTCAGACCGCTGTTGATGCTGCCGGTAGACCCAACAAGCGCATTATTCCAGTACAATCGCCCGTTTACGCCATTTAGATCGGCCACAAGTTCGGCCCCTGCGCTGTACGTAGCAGCCGCCGTGATCAGGGTGGTTGTAGAGCCTGATAATACCTGTTTCAGATAAGCATTTGTGCCGTCATGCTCGGCGTACAGGTAATTGCTGCTATCCGTCCAGCGCAATACCATGCCGCCCGATCCAGCGCTCCTGGTCACCTTGACTTTGGCGAACACGTCCGCCGTTGGCGTTGGCACAGTTGCGACCGCAACACCACCTGACAGCGTGGCCGCCGCCGCTTTGCCTGCACTGTTGGCCCAGGCGCCTACCTGCTGCGTCCATGCGACATTGCCACCGCCCGATCCGATGCCTCCGCTGACTCCCTCGGCGTGGCCTAGTCCGTCCGTTGTGCCGAAGGTGGAGCCGAAACCGTCAGAGCAGATCGGGGTAGGGAGCCAAAGATCGGCGGGGATGCGGAGGTAACTCGCCAAACAAACCGCCGAATGATTATTCAGTGTCGGATATAGAGTACCCGTGGTGTTGCTGCCAAAAATCGACATCAATAGCCAATTGTTGGACACGAGCATGGCGAAAATTTCGCCAGATGCCCGCAGCCCCAACATGATCGGATAGCTGACATTTAACGAGACGCTGTCGATGAATCGTACCCCACCGACTGGCTTTATCTGCGGGAAAGCATCAAACTGAAACCCAACGCTCGCGCCGCCAGATCGAGATGAGCTGTATCCTATTTGCGCTCCGCTGCTCAATGTCGAAAAATTCACCGACGAAAACAACATTACTCCTGGCGAGCGAGCAACAGCCGTATACCACAATGCCGGATTGCCGAACCCAGGCGATGCCCTGCCGCCAGCGAAAGTTGCATCACCCCCCGCAATCGAGAGCTTATTTTCTGTGTCCGTCACCACCCTCGCCCCGCCCGGCCCCGGCGTCGGCATCGTGCCATTGACCGCACCCGCCGCGCGCGTGTCGCTGAACTCGTCACGCAGTAGCCACGTAATCGGCTTATTCAGCGTGCGGCCCGTACCCAGCTTTGTTCTACTCATTAGCGCAGGAATCCCAGTTTGAATTTCAACCCGCTTGCCGTCTGCGTCGTAGCCGTGCTGGTAATCGCACCAAAATACAACGATGTCGAAGCGGCATCACATTTCATTTTCAGGCCAATGTTGGCGATAGTCATTACCCGACAACCACCTAAATCAACCCAGGTGCCCAGAGCACTGGACAGCGTGCCCACGATTTTGCGTGAGTTGGCGTCACTGATGGTCGGTGGATTGTTGATCGTGCCTAGCGTATTGTTGGTGTCTAGAAACACCATTTGAAACGTTGGCCCCTGGTCGTCTTCATCCAGCACCGTGATCGTGTCGAGCGACACCGTACCGCCGTTGACAGTGCCAACGCCTGAGATTGCAGTGGTGTCGAAGAAAATGTCGCCCGCCGCGTAGGCGCTGGTATCCATCGTGGGCGTCACATCGATCACGGTGTCAGCGGTGTCAACGGTGATGGAGCCTGAGTTGTCTGTGACTGGTATGGCGCTCTGATTACTGGCAATCGTGACCGCTAGGCTATTCGCCATCGTGGTTTGGCCTAGCGCCGTAGGCAGCAGTGCGATCAAGTCGGACAGTTTCTTGCGCACGCTAGACA